ACGCAATTCTTGGACTACCTGACGACGAAAGTTGATGAGATCGAGGAGCAGAAGGACTCTCGGCGCTATTATCACGGGGCGCAATATACGCCAGAGCAGATCAATACCCTTCGCCGCCGCCGCCAGCCGCCGCTCACTTGGAACCGGGTTTCGCGCAAGATCAACCAGATTGTCGGCGTCGTCGAGCGCGGGCGCTCCGACCCGAGAGCGTTGCCTCGTCACGTCCGCAGCGAGCAGGGCGCCGACCTCGCGACGCAGGTTATCCGCTACGTGCTGGAGGCCAACGACTTCAAGGGCATCGACCCTTGGTGCTTGCTTCAATCTGGGATTGATGGCGTCGCCGGGGTGCAGCTTGTCCTGACGAAGGACGACAAGGGCCAGATCGACATTGCGACGCCTTGGGTGATCGGAGATGAGTTTTTCTACGATCCGAAATCCTATCGCGCGGATTTCTCAGATGCTCGCTACAAGGGCATTTCGAAGTGGTTCGACATTGACGAGGCGATTGAGCTTTTCCCGGACAAGGAAGACGAGCTTCGCGGGCTGATCGAAGGCGACAGCGACCTAACGACGAATGCCGACCGCGAATATAAGTGGGTCATCACGTCTTCGCAGCGGGTTCGCATCATTGAGCACTGGTATAAAAACAGGGGTAAATGGTGCTGGGCGTTCTACGTTTCGACCGTCGTCCTCGACCAGGGCATATCGCCGTTCTTTGACGAGCGCGGCAAGAGCGCCGATTCGTTCAATATGTTTTCGGTCGCGGTGGATCATGACGGCGACCGTTACGGCTTCGTTCGCAATCTGAAGGGGCCGCAGGACTCGCTCAATCAGAGCAAGTCGAAGCAGCTTCACATTGCCAACTCGCGCCGGATCGTCGCGGACAAGGGCGCCGTCGATGATGTTGAAAAGGCGCGTATCGAAATGGCGCGGCCTGACGGCTATATCGAGGTCAATCCCGGCCGCACGCTTAAGCCAGACGACAAGCCGCAGGATGTGGCGGTATTTGGCGAGATGGCTTCCGGTGCGGCGAACGAAATCGACCAGTTCGCCAGCATCAACATGGCCGTCCTATCCGGCGCGTCCATCGCGAACATATCGGGTCGGGCGATCAAGTTGCTCCAACAGCCAGGCATGGCCGAGTTGGGGCCGTTCATTTTGAATTATCGCCAGTGGAAGCTGAAACTCTATCGAGCGATTTGGAACGCGGCGCAGCGGCATTGGACTTCGGAAAAGTGGATTCGCATATCCGACGACGAAAACCAAAAGAAGGCGTTCGTCCAACTCAACACCATGTCTCTCGACGAGTTTGGTCGCCCGGTGATCGTCAACGCGCTCGGCGCGCTGGACGTGGACATTGTGCTTGAGGAAGGTCCGGACACAGGGGCTTTGACCGAAGACCTGTTCGACATGCTCAAGGGCTTGCCGCCGGGAGCGGTCCCGCCCGCCGTTCTCATTGAGTTGTGGCCTGGGCCGCGCGCCGAGAAGCAGCGCCTCATGAAGATGATGCAACCGCCTCCGCCGAATCCGCAGCAGGTGGCCATGAAGCAGGCGGTGGAAAAGTTGCAGATGGAGCACGCCGCGATCACAAACGCGAAGACTGCGGCGGATGCGCGCAAGTCAGACGCCATGGCGTCGAAGGCTATCGCGGAAAGCCAACAGGCCGGCGCTCAGACGCAGCTCGACGCTACAGAGCTTCAGCACAAGATTTGGACCGAGGCGTTGGCCTTATTCGCGCCTCCGCAACAGCAGGCCGCGCCGGCTCAAGCCGCGCCGCAGCAATAGGAATCGTGCTATAAAAAGCGTTCGCCCAATCGCGTGGACTTCTAATCTGACACAGTTCGTCCGCTTCACGATACGAAGCGCGGGTTTGGGGCTCGCTTAACAATCCCTCCGCACCGTCACCACGATACGGGACGCGCCGCAGTCGCAGGCGTGAACGCGACGACGCATCTCAAGCGATAGAGAGAAAAGCAAATGACGAAAGCAGATGATGATCGGGCCAACGATATTTTGCGCGACGCCATAATTGGTACGGAACGCGAAGTGTTCGGGGACGCCTTCGACAAGGAGGAATTGACGCTCGACGAAACCGGCGACCGATCGATTGAAGCGATGGGCGAAGGTCTCGAAGGGCAGAGAGAACCCGAAGACGAGGACGAGGAAGCCGACGAAGAGTTGGAAGCCTCGGAAACCAATGAAGGCGAAGAGAAGACCGAGGAAGCCGTTCACGAAGCGCAGGGGCGTGTTCCGTCCGGGCGCCTACGTGAAGAGGCTGAGAAGACGCGCGCGGCCCAGGCCGAACGTGATGCGCTCAAGGCGCAACTCGAAGCGGAGAAGACGGCATCTCAAAGAGCCATCGCCGAACTCAATGCGAAATTCGAGGGCTTTACTGCTTCTCAGCGCCAGCCGGCTCAACCCGCTCAACCGAAGCCGGAAGAGGCCACGCCCGACCTTTTCGAAGACCCGACCGCTTTCGTCAACCACCTGCAAAAGGGATTCGACTCCAAACTCGCCGCCATCAATCAGCAGATCAAGGACCAGCGCATCAATATCAGTATGGAGTTGTCTCGCACGCGACATGGCGAGGCGTTCGATGCTGCATTCGGCGCACTCAAGTCTCTTGACGCCAACAACCCCGACAACCGCCAGCTTGTGCAACGCCTCATAGACGCGCCGAACCCCGGCGAGGCTGTGGTGACGTGGCACAGGCGAAACGAGGCCATTCGCGAGGTCGGCGACGATCCCACGGCCTACAAGGCCAAGATCGCCGAAGACACCCGCAAGGCCCTGATGGCCGACCCGGAATTTCGCAAGCAGCTCGTCGCCGAACTACGCGGCGAAGCGATGACCGGCGACAACGGCAAGCCCCGCACAACCGTAAAGCTCCCCGCGTCCCTGAATAGGGCGGGAGGGGGAAACACGCGCGCTCCGAGCGATCTTGAAATTTATGACGGATCGGAAAGCGCGACATTCAGTTCGGCTTGGACAACCTAAGTCGCCTCTATCAAGCGTGTTGGCTGAAAGGCCCTAGCGCCGGCTATGGACGCGACCAAACAGAAAGGACAGGGTTATGGGCGCTTCCGTAACTCAATCAAATAATAAACTCATCGTATTCCGCAAGCAGATTTTCCGGGAATACGTGCGCGAAAACCTGTTCTCCCCCTATATGGGGACGGACATCAATTCGATCATCCGCGTGATTCCCGATCTCGACAAGGGCGGCAAGAACGGCGGCGAGCAGATCAACGTCCCGTTGATGGCCCGCCTTCAGGCCCAGGCCGTCGCATCAGGGCCGATGGTCGGAAACGAAGAGGCTCTCGACAACTACGGGATGCGTCTTTGGATCGATTGGGCGCGCAACGCCGTCGTCATCACCAACGCGGAAGAGCAGAAATCGTCCATCGACCTTTTCGCCGAAGCGAAGCCGATGCTCGTCGATTGGGGCAAGGAACTCCAGCGCGACGAGATTTGCGACGCCTTCTATGCTCTGCCGTCACAATCTTCCCCGGCGGGCCTCGGCTCCAACAACGGCCAGCGCGTCAACGGCCTCTTGTTCGACGCGGCCACGGCCGCGCAGCGCAACACCTGGATCACGGACAACGCGGACCGCATCCAGATCGGCCACTCCAACACGGCGAACCTTTCGGCCGGCAACTTCGCCGCGTCGATGACGGCTATCACCACGACCACGGACGTTATCTCCGGCGCCATTCTGCTGACCATGAAGCGCCGCGCGAAGAGAGCCAACCCGCGCATCCGCCCGTTCAAGCTGAAGGAAAACGGAACGGAATGGTTTGTGCTCTTCGTCGGGCAGGAACAGTTCCGCGACTTGGCGAACGACACCGACATCAAGACGGCAAACCAGAACTCCCGTGCGCGTGAGCAGCAGGGGTATATTAAGAACCCGATCTTCGTCGATGGCGATTTGCTCTACAACGCCATCATCATCCGCGAAATCCCGGAACTGTCGCTTCGCCTCCCGGTGTTCTACCAGACGGCGGGCGCTGCCAACGTCCAGGTTGCTCCCGCGTTCCTGTGCGGTCAGCAGGCTCAAGCGTGGTGCTGGAGCAAAATGCCAACCCCGACGTTCCGCAAGGAAGACGACTATCAGTTCCTGCGTGGAGCCGGCTTGAAGATGGCATACGGCATTGGCAAGCTCGCCAAGCTGACACCGGCTAATAACTTCAAGGAATGGGGAATTTTTACAGGATTCTTCACGGCCATCCCGGACCAATGATGAATGATGGCGGCGCGCTGATGCGCCGCCTCTTCCTTCAATTCGAACAGACGAGAAAACCCATGCTGAAAAACTTCCACAAACTCGCGACCGCGCTCGCCATTGCGATGGCGTTTGTCTTCGCGCCGATCATCTCGGCGAGCGCCTACACAATCGACCCGCAGGTCTACGCCGGGACGAAGCTAATCCCGTCGCGGTCTTGCAGCGATACGCAGAACGTCTGCTATACCCGCGTAACGCTGAACTTCAGCGACGCAAACATCAAAAACGGTATTTGGTTCGCGTCGATCCCGGCGAGCGCCTACATCCTGGCCATCGATGCGGATACTACCACCGCGTGGAACGCGACGACGACGAATGTCCTCACGCTTGGCGTAACGCAAGCGAGCGCCAACGAACTCATGGCGGACTGCGGCACGGCGACGGCGTGTCTCAGCAACTCCACAACCACTATCGCGACCGGCGTCGTTCACTTGACGACAGCGGCCGGCCTCGGCGTGGCGGTGACGGCGAATACGTCGCTCCAAAAAGCCTACAGTTCGTCGGGGACAAGCGTAGTTCCGGCATATCTTGCCCTCTACGCGAAATATACACAGACCGGAACGGCGGCGACGACTGGCTCCACGACCTTCGTTATTACCTGGGCAAAATCGGACGACAATTGATACGGCGGGGCTGAGATAGCCCCACCTTTCCTCTTCACGAAGGATGCCAAATGGGATGGCCCCGTGGTCGGCCTAGAAAGCCGAAGAATAAACCCGATCCGATGGACAAGGAACCAGATATGCAAGACGATATCGAGGAATTAGTCACCTATCTCCCCGGTGAAGGCGATCCGGTTAAGACCAAATGGCGGGGGGTTGAATTTACGGCCAATGTCCCGACTCGCGTCACGAACAAAGACCACCTCGCGGCGGCGCGCGCCAATCGCTTCTACCGCGTGGGCAATGACGCGCCGCAAGAGAACCCCAACCGGGCGCCGACTGACGCGATGGAATATCGCGGCCATGTCCTCGGATGGATGGAGGGCGTTTCGACGATTGAGCAGCTCGTCAAGAATTGGGCGCAAGATCGGGACGTTCGCCTGAAATGCGAGACTGGCCACGACGACATTTCCTATCTCGGCACGCTGATCGAGCCGAAGCTACGCCAGATGCGGTTGTCTGAGGGATTGAGCGAGAGCCAGGTCGCCGAGCTTTGGATGCGGTATGGCGTCTTTGAATTGCCCTGGAGGGCCTGATGGTTTCGACGCCATATTACACCGCGAGCCAGCTTGTGCTAAAGGCGCTCTCGAAACTTGGTGTTTTGGCGGCGGGTCAAACCGTGTCTCCAGAGGATTTCAACCAGATCAACGACAGCCTTGACGCGATCTTTCGCAAGCTCGGCGCGCTTGAAATCGTCTACGTCGCCGACCCGGACAATATCCCCGGAGAATGGTTCCTGGATTTGGCAGCGATCATCGCGGGAGAAAATTCGACAGACTTTGGTTCCAGCGCGGACTTCATTGGGCCGCTCATCTCTGCGGGGTTGGGATCGCCGCCGGGTTCGGGGACGGCGGCGATAAGTCTCAAGATAATGAATCGCGGTCGCCCGACCTACGAAGCCCAGCGGACGGATAGCTACTGATGGGCATCGCGCCTCCAGTCGCCATCCCTTTCCCTTTGAGCAGCTTTCCTGGCTCAAGCCCTCAAGAGTCTGAAGGGCGTTTGATAAACGCCTACGCGGATTCATTGGGCGAGAACGATCAGAAAAAGTTTAAGCTGGTTCGCTCGGCTGGCCTTTCACTCTTCGCGGCAACGCCTCAGAGCGGCTATCGCGGCGGGATCGCAGTCAACGCCATATCGTTCGAGTGCTGGTCGGGGAACTGTTCGACGGTCGATGCGTCAGGAAATGTGATCTCGATCGGGGTTCTCCCCGGCACGAGCAAAGTTTCTCTCGCGCGCAACCAGGCGTCGCCTGTCCCTGATGTTGTCGTTGTGGATCCCGCCGATGGGGCTTTCGTCATAGGCAGCGCCGCCGTGACGCCAGCAACCGCGACGGTGACTATCGGAGGCTCTGTCTTCACATCGGGCGATGTGGTTACGCTCGACATCCTCAACTCATATCTTTCGGCGACGAACGCCAATGGGTTTCCTGTCACGATCAGCCATACGCTCGGGGCTGGCGAGACAGCAGCGACCGTCGCGGCCGCGCTCAACTCGGCGCTCAACCTGAACGCGGTCTTGATCGTGGCGAATGTGTCTTCAACGGTTCTCGGCGCCGTAATAACGATTGACCATCAAGGGTCGGTCGGCAATTCAACGTCCATCGTCGGAGCAGTGACCACGGGAACAGAGACGATCACGCTTTCGCCCGTGTCCGGCAACCTGACGGGCGGGCAAGGAACTTACGGAGCTTTCACTGGAGCGCCAACCGCTTACACCGGGCAAGGCGCGATGGAGCAGCCTAACTCGGTGTGCTTCCAAGACGGCTATTTCTTCTTCACCACGGGCGCGGGACAGGTTTACGCCACGGTGTTGAACGGCCTGATTATGAACGCGCTGACTTACATCACCGTTCAAGCCAAGTCCGATGTGGTTCTCTTGCGTTGCATCCCGTTCTCCGGGCTTCTCATGCTGTTCACGACGGGTTCATGCGAGGTTTGGCAAGACGCGGCGATTCCGTCTCCTAACTTCCCATATTCCCGCCTCGTGGTCCTCGACATCGGGCTCATTCAATCATCGGCCATCGCCGGCTTCGAGACGGGGTTTTCCGAGCTTCTATGGGTGGCGCAAGATTTTGGCGTGCATTGGATGACATCTGGCGCTTTGGCTCACATAAAGGCATCTCCACCCGATCTGGACCGCCTGATAGAGAATGCAGTCGTCGCCGGACAAACAATCGAGGCAGGCTGCTACATCACGGCAGGAAAGAAGTTCTGGACCATCTCGGCGCCGGGGTGGACGTGGGAATTTAACCTTCAGACGCGGAAATGGACAGAGCGGTGGTCGCTTAATTTGGCTTCGGTTTATGGACGCTGGCGCGCGACTGACGGACATCCCGCTTTCGGGACGTGGCTTGTCGGCGATCAACAATCCGGCAACGTGCTTTATGCCGACGACAGCAATCCGACTGAAGTCGGGGTGGCGGAGCTGTATCGCATCGAATCCGGGCCTGTGAAGAAGTTCCCGGCGCAACAGCGCGTCGCCCGCGCCGACTTCGATTTTGTGGTCGGCGTCGGCCAGGCCGTTGGATCGGTGACAACGAAAGTTCTTGGAACATCGGCGGCGGCAGACGGGGACGTGAAACTCCTAGTGGCATCAACGGCGGCCATGAAAACCGGCGACGTCATCGAAGTTTCCGGCGTTCTCGGAACGACCGAAGCCAATGGAGTTTGGTCGATCAAGGACATTGACCTGACGAACATTGAGCTTGAGGGTAGCGCCTACGCGAACGCCTATGTTTCCGGCGGTAGCGCGGTTGATCTGACGTCGCCACCGAATGAACAAGCCCCGAGCGTGGCGATTTCAATGAGTAAGGATGGCGGCCAGAATTGGGGCAACCCGTTGGTCCGATCTCTCGGCAATCAGGCGAATGTTCTAAGAACAAGAGTGTCAATATTAAACTTAGGGCTGCCCGGCCCTATGGGTGTTAGATTTAGAATTGATATTACCGATCCAGTGTATATTTCATTCCTTGGAGCAACAATGTCGTCTGACGTAAGGGCGGTGGGAACGTAAATGGCAAACAAACGAGTGAATCTTCCACCATCATCTAGCCAGTGGGTCGATGAAAAAGGAATACCTACAATACCATTTTCTCAGGCCATGAAGGCGCTTGCCGACAACATCAACGCGACGCTCCCAGCCGCAGTTAATGATGCGGCGGCGGCAAAACTCGGCGTCGCTATTGGCGGACAATATCTCGCTATCAAAACGAGGATAACATAATGTCCTTCCTCAGCAGTCTCTTCAGCGGCGCGAACACGGCCGCGGGGGACCAAACCCAAGCGAAGCTCGCGGCTATCGGGGCCGCTCAAAACGGCGCGAACACGGCGAACACCGACCTGACCAGCGCGACGACCAACGCTGTCGCGCCTCTTCAGCAGAATTTGACGACCGCAAACCAGGGCGTCACGGGGCTTGGCAATGCGCTCGGGCTCAATGGCGCGGCTGGCAACCAGTCGGCGCTCGCGCAATTGCAGACGACTCCCGGCTATCAGTTCACGCTCGGGCAAGGCAACAATGCGATCAATGCGGCCGGCGCGGCGAACGGGACGCTCAATTCCGGCAACCAAGCCACGACGCTGTCGAACTACGATTCCGGCCTCGCGCAAAACACCTACAGCAACTACGTCAACCAGCTTCAGCCCTATCTGGGTGCCTCGAATAGCGCCGCGCAAGGCATTTCTGGCGCGTATCAAAATCTCGGCAATCAGCAGGCCGGCGTGCAGAACAACCTCATCAACAATGAAGTCGGCGCGCTCACCGGTGCCGGAAACGCCAATGCGTCGGCGGCGCTCGCCAATTCGAACCAAGCGCAGAGCACGGTCAGTGGCGGCGTGAAAGCGGTTGGGGGGCTGTTGTCCTCTCCGACGAGCGGAACCATTGGCACAAGTATATTGAGCGGCCTCGCCTCGATATTCAGTGACGAGCGCCTGAAGGACGACATCGAACCTGTTGGCGAGTTGTTCGACGGGACGAATATTTACCGCTACCGCTACAAGGGCGACGACACGATGCGCATCGGCGTCATGGCGCAGGAAGTCCAAGAGAAAAACCCCGATGCTGTGATCGACGTTGATGGGTTTCTCGCCGTGAACTATGGCAAGGCGACTGACTTCTCGTCCGATCTCGGCGCGTTTTTGAGGGCCTCTTGATGGTGGAGCCTTTCGTCTCCGGTCCATCCTACCCGAAGCTGGACAACACGCAGCTCGGGACGGCGCTTGGGAACTTGCCGGGAGATTTTCGGAAGGCGCAATCCGATCAGCTTGTGCTGCAACAACAGCAGCAAGAGATCGAGCGACAGAAGTTTCTGGCCGAGCAGCAAAAGGCGCAACAAACTGCCTTCGCTGGCGGCCTTCCGATGGCCAATGGCCAGTTGGATACGGCCAGTTATATGCAGACGCTCGCTCAGAAGGGCTTGCTCCCCCCGGACCAGGCGGCGAAGCTAGCGGGCCTTCAACTAAATCAGGAGCAATACCAGCCGGCGCCCGCTGATCAATTCCTTGGCGGCGGCGGGGCCGCGCCACAGGCGGGCGCTCAACAGCCAGCGGCCGGTATTGCTCCTG